ATACGATGTCACAAACTATTACGTTCGGAGAACTCACGTATGAGTTCTCGAGGACTGCACCACTCATTGGCGGGGTAAGCGAAAATCGCCCCGTCAATTACCCAACCGAGGTACGATACAAAAACATCAACCCCATTGTGAATATTACGCGGGCTGCGGAACCCCCAGGCAACTTCAACCCAATCAAGGGAGCTGTCGTTGAGGGTGTCCCAATCCAGGTTGTTGCGCAACATGAGGGCGCCACTCTTCAGGCTATAAAGAAAAGGTGTGATCACGCACCGGCCAAGGACGTGGGTGATGGCTTCAAGCATGGGCATGATTTGCTCATGGACAAGATCCATGAGAGGCCTACCATCACCCTCGACCGAGGCATGATCGATGCTTATCTATTGGAGATGAGCGGACAAAAGCGGGAGAGGCTTCAGGCGTGTCTTGATGGAGCGGACTTCACGCTTCCTGGATATACGGACAAGACCGTGTTTGCTAAAAGTGAGGTTCATTTGAAAAGTGACGGAGGACAGCCACGCGTTGTCTACCAGGGAGGAGACATGTACAATCTTGTAATGGGCTCCGTTGTCTATTATTTGTCTCGCCGTATTGCGGAGGAACTATCCAGGACTAACCCCAAGAACAAGGGTAATGAAGTCATTTACTGTGTAGGTATGACCGCAGACGAGATAGCAGATATAGTACATCATACCCCGGGCAATGTCTTCGAGAATGACTTCAGGAATAACGACGGAACACAACCCGCCGCTGTTCGCAAGTGGGAAGCCATGTTTTATTATAAACTTGGCGCGCCAAAGTGGTTTGTTAGGGAGTTTGCCTCCAACACCAGCGTTAGGATATTCACGCGTTATGGTGTTAAGGGTCGAGTGAAGGGACAACGCTGGAGTGGTGAGGTTACAACCACCACCGGCAATGGCTATGTTAACGCATGCACTTCACTCGCGGCATTGGAGCTTGCTGGCATTAGCAAAAGTACAACTTTGGTTTACGGGGACGATGGATTGACGTACACTTCACAGGACCGCTCGGGTATTGAACGAGCCTTTGAGGAAGTGGCGGCGGGATCTGGCATGAAGACGGAAGGGAAAATCTACAATGAGAGAGAAAAAGCGACGTTCTTGCGCAAGCGCTTTGTGCCTAGCTTCAAGAAAACGTTCCCCGTACCATCCTTTGGACGTGTGGTGAGCAAGTTGCCGATTCGTTGCAATAACAACAAAGCGGTATCTGATGAGCAGTACATGGCTGGCAAATTGTTGTCAGCCGCGTACGAGCATCGCCACGTGTACAGAGTTAGGGACCTCCTGCTGCAAACAGCCGAGCAGTTAAGTGACACGCCTTATTTGGATTTCAGAAATCAGGCGTGTGCCTATAAATACACTGCAGCTGAGCTTAAGGAGATGACGGTGAACGCTGATGTTGTTGCGCCGGATTGCTTTAATACGTTCTTGCAGACGGTCTATGGTATTGACGATGACGGCCTTTATGACTGTTACGCGTCAGTCTGTGATGGTATACTCGGGTTTCAACGAGTAAACCGCCATAGCTCCGGGGGCAAAAACAAGC